TTCTTGCGGGATTCTTTGGGGGCAGTCATGCGAGTTTCTCCAGTGCATCGTTAACAGATTGGATGGCAAGAGCCAGGGTATCGGCTTCTTGTGATGGGGTTACGGGTTGGATCTTGAGAATGTAGTAGGCACTCTCCATAGCACTCAGAGCCTTACGCATGGCTGGCTTGCAGTCATCGTGACCTACTGCCATCCCACTATAGAAAGAGTGTCGCAGCTCTTCCCTGGCCTCCTTGTACGCCTGCTGGTAGACAGCTTTACCAAACTCAAGTACACGCTGTTCCACTTCCCTCTGGGGGTGCTTGACAGACCGCCAGTACTGCATCAACTCGAAATCATTCATGTGTTCTTCTCCTTATTGGGCCATTCAGCCCATACGATTGGATTACCTATTACATCTTCCTTCTCAAACACCATTGTCGCAAACTGCAATGGGGACACTTGGGCGCGCCTTGTCCGAGACAGACCATCTCGTTCTGCTGCGGCAACAAGGGCGGCAAAGCGTTCAAGTCCTCTCGTGTATACCGGACCGCCTATTAAGCCAGCTTCCAAAGCCATTCGCTTGATGTCGTCTTTTGTCATCTGATCACCTTTTCGATTAGATTACGGGACAGGGGTTTCTGACCTAACAACCAGGATTGAAACCTACCCATATCCCAAGTGATAATCTTGAACTTGTTAGGTTGAATATATCCTGTACTGATCTGGGACTTATCCCAGTCCTTGACTATCTTTCCGTTTATGAGCATTTTTATAGTCCTCTTGTAGTTTCTCAATAATCACAGATTCAATCCATGATGACAGGGTTCTTCTAGACTCCCACGCAGCTTCTGCTGCATTATACTTGGTGACCAAATCTAGCCGTATTGTTACGGTTTCTGTTCTATTTAATTTGGGTACAGATTTATTCATGTTCCCTCGACATAATGATCATCATGCAACCTAGTGCACCCATGAGACAACTACCCATAAGATATGGTTCACCTACCATTGCACCTATGATGCCTCCACAAAATAGTCCGATAAAGATAACTTGAAATATAAGATTAACCATGATTGATCCAGATATGATGGGGGACTCACAATCCCCCGGTAGGATTAGATGGAATACACGACAGGATCAAGTGATCCATTAAACCATTTCGGGGTTTTACCCCTGCCTGACCACAACGCACCGGACAGGGGGTCCCGATACTTGGGAGGAATCTTTCCTCCTGGCTTCGGGCCAGCCTTACCCTTAGCAGGTTTGTCCAGACCCAAGTCCTTAGCCGTGATCCCGTAGCTGGCGATCATTGCACGACACGCTTCTGCTGCCTGCTGTTTTTCCTCACGCTTGACAACCTCGGCCTGGGCCTGAAGGTCAGCGATCTTTGCTTGGATTTCTTCGTAAAACATCACACACACTCCAAAGATACCCCGTAAGGGGCGATAGAAGCCTCTCAGTGAGGCGAAAAGGGTTAGGTTGAGGCTACCCTACATGGTAGGGGTCATAATCGCTTATGGGGCTTTCTGCGGTATCGTTTTGAAGGTAAACCATCACCCGAGACAGCATCGAATCTGGGATGGGTTTGCTTGCCATGTGACGATTGGACATCCAACCGTCAAGCCCGCAAAACATCCATGCCCGCTCCGGGCGAGGTGAATGCGCCAGAAACCACATGAACGCCACGGCATCAGTGGAGTCCTCGCAATCGCGATAGCTATGGTGTTTTTGAGGGCTAATCCCAATCAAAACCTTTCTCATGGACGCCCCCTGTTATTCAACCAGCCCATTCCAGCGTAGTTGCTAGGGTCGTCCCATTCCTCTGGCGCATCCTCCTGCGTTTTTGCGTCATGTTCAGCAGCACTCGTGTATGCAGCATTCAGCGCATCAACTTCGCTCATAAACTCAGCCATTTCTGCTGGCGTCATATTGTTTCGGTATTTCATTTTCCATCCTCAATGGTTATTGGTATGTTGGCGATCACTCTGGTTTCCCCGTTCTTCATCAGTCCGACGATACGGAGACCGTCGGGGGTGCGGGAGATCTCCCAGGCAACGGGGTCACCGTCCAGGAGCATATCTAGCAGCTGATCGACGGTAGGGTTCATAGATAACCCAAGGGATGGCCGTCTTCATCGTGCACAGCTACCACCCAATAGCGTCCCCATTGTTCGATGGTGTAGGTCCAACCATCGTCAAACTTGGTGTTGTCTTCGACGATGGATTCTGCTCGTTCGCGAGAGAATAAATGGGTCATGATTAATTCCGATAAGATAAGGTCGTGTAGGGATTATCAGGTAGATAACCCCTACTGTCAATAGGTCACGCAGCTAGTGCGATCCTGATGACCTTATCCATTTTCCGGCCGTGGGCAGGGTATGCGATCACTGCGACAGACTTGTCGTAGCAGGCGCGACAGCCGTTACACTTACCACCGTGCTCATATGCTTGGCACAGTGTCGCACCGGCTGGCACGCTAGCAGCATCAGGCACGATCACGCTACCGTGACGCTCGTCGAATTCCCCTAGCACGCTATCGCTACTGAATCGAACCATGACGTTTGGTAACGCCTGCATCGATGCCAGGATAGTCTGAAATTTCTTAAACTTCATCATCCTCGTTGGGAGCCAATGGCTAACCCATGGAGTCTGTTCCATGACAGCGAGAATCTTCCGTGCCAGTTTGAGATCGTATACGTCACCGGAATCAAACCACCGGAAGTACCGATCCTTGTTCAAGCTTGCGACCATGTCGGAAACCCATGCGCTACGCTTCCAATCCTCCCGGTTTGCGAGTCTAGGTTCTTTCACGTTGTCGAAAACGTAATTCCCTGTCGTTGCATAGCATCCTGAACACGCAGCAACAAGCTCGCCATCGTCACCGATGCTACCTGGACAAGTGTCAAGAGCTTGCAAAGACCATGATCGGATACCGTCGAGCTTGCTGGTGACAGAGATCCGGATCGATGACGTGATAACTGATAACTTAGGTTTCGACATATTGCTCTCTCTGGATATGATGTTATGAGATACCGGACAGTGTCCGACAGTACCTACCCCTAAGGATAGGTACTAGCTGAGACTGTTAAGCTTGCAATGCCAGGGCGTTCATATACAGCGACATCGGAGTCTCGACAATCAGGATGCTACCTTCACGGCGTGCTACCAGAACAATATTCTCAATATCTCCCAGGTAGAACTCAGGGATAGACTCCATGCATTCCATCATTGAGTACCCGTACCCTTCACCTTCACCGTACCCTACTTCGCTGTCGTTACGGTAGATCGCTGTCACTGTATACATTTTGATCTCTCTCTCTGTTAGTCCGTATCGTTGTGATCCGGTAAAGAGATAATCTCATAAGTAGATTCTCTTGTGTGAACTATTTTCTCTTTTTTTTTGTTTTCTATACTATAGGAAACCCTAGTGTACAGATGTACAGTACTACCTGTACTACAGGTACTACCTGTACTACCTGTACTGTATCTACAGTATAGGTACTGTAGTGGTCTACCTGTTCTACCTGTACCGCCATCGGTCTACCAGGGAAGTGATCAAGTGATCACCACAATCCCAGTCCTATAGATATTGTGTCCCCGATAGCTTGGGCCTATGGCCTACCGATCTACTGCTAACCCGCATCCACGCTAGCATACAGCCCTATCCAACCCCACGTTCTACCCTGTTCCCGGCTTGGGATGGGCACCGAGCACCGATCCCGTGCTACCATCCGCAGATTCCGCAGTCCGATGCGGTGGGACATGACCCCCGTGTGTGCGTGCACCCAACGGTTCTCCCCCCATAGAAAATTTCATCTAAGCTTCTCCCCCCCAAGAAAAATCCATGTCATTTAATCTAGATCAGTTCTACAAGTTCTGTAGTGAACTTAAAATAGAGACTAAGGAGCATGGTCTCAGGAAGATGGATAAGTTATTAGGTACTCAGACATATATTATGGATGAGATAGCTAGGGGTTTACAGGATGATATTCATTTCTTTGTGATATTAAAGGGTAGACAGTTAGGAATAACTACTATCTCTCTAGCGTTAGATCTTTACTGGCATTTTGTACATCCTGGATTACAGGGTACATTAACGACAGATACAGAAGAGAACAGGGATATGTTCAGGAGTACTTTGTCTATGTATATAGATGGGTTACCCAGAGAATATAAAGTACCTATTATTGCTCACAACAGAAACCACATCTCATTGAAGAACCGTAGTCGGTTGTTTTATCAGGTGGCTGGATTGCGTTCCAAGGGGTCTCTGGGGCGCGGTAAGGCGATAACGTACCTGCATGGTACTGAGACATCCAGTTGGGGAGATGAGGAGGGCTTAGCGTCTCTCTTGGCATCTCTTGCCGAGACCAATCCTCAGCGGTTGTATTTGTTTGAGAGTACTGCTCGTGGGTTTAATATGTTCCACGATATGTATGTGACTGCTAAGAAGGCTAAAACACAGAGGGCTATATTCTGTG